GGTCTGGACTTTGGTTATAATGAGCCGAGCGCAATGGTTCACGTAAAGATTGACAAAGCGAACAAAAGGCTATACATAAACGAGAAATTATACAAAACAGGGCTCACATCTGGACAATTAGCTCAGGAAATGCACGCGCTGAAAATATCGAGAGGCTCGGTAATTATTGCGGATAGTGCCAGGCCAGAAATAATACAGGATTTAAGGCAGTATTTTAATGTAAAACCAACGGCAAAAGGCTCAAATAGTGTGTATTATGGCATTTTAAAGGTGCTCGAATATGATATTTTTATTGTAAATTCATCAAAAAACCTTATCTTTGAGATCGGGCAGTACAGATTTAAAGAGGACAAAGACGGAAACCCGACAAACGAACCTTTGGAAGTAAACGACCACGCTCTCGATGCTTTGCGCTATGCTGTCAGATACCTTTCAGAAAACCAAACAGGAAATATTTTAGCATACGGATAAATAAACATGATCAACAAAGTTACTTTAGTCGGGCGATTAGGCTCAGACACAGAAATCAAAGAGGCCAAAAACAATAAGTTCTTTACAAAATTAAATTTGGCGACTACTTCGGGCTATTACGACCAACAAAAAAAGTGGGTTGATCAAACTCACTGGCATGCTGTTTTAGCGTGGTGGAAGCTCGAAGCAAAGAAGGGCGACACGGTTTATGTCGAGGGCGAAATAAACTATACTGAGGACAAAAAAACGATTATAAAAGCCTATATGGTGAAAGTCTTAACAGGGTCAAAAGCAAATAATCAAAGTAATCAAGAGCAGGGAGACCTGCCATTTTAATAACTCCAAAATTCAGTAATTATGACAAACGAGGAACTCCAGATCGGAGCACAATGGATGGCGATTTTGAACGCTTACAGCCATGATTTTACAACAAAGGCACTATTTAACCAGACTGCCAATTATCTTAAGCAGAATCACGGCCAAAAGACGAGAGACAGCAAATTCAAGCGCGAAGTTAAACCCGGAACGGTACTTAATGAGCAGATCCAGCCAAAGCCGAAACCTATCGGACTAATGGACGCGGCAAAGCTCAGGGAGCAGGAAGAGCCGACAAACTTGTTAGCCATTGACGAGACCGAAATTTATACTGAGGTAAAAAAAGGACGCAAAAAGAATGTATAATATAAGCACTTCGGTTGGCGGATCCTTTACTTTTCCACAGACTTTAGCGGATATAAAGCTTCGGCAGTATATCGACTTCATGACCTTTGTCGAGCCTACAAAGCCAGAGGAACTCAAACGTATTGAAGAAACCTCACAGGCTTTTAATGAAGCGGAAAGCGAACAGGAAAAGGAAAAAGCAGGGGCAGAGTTCGACGAGGCGGTTAATGCCTGCAACGATATTGTTATGTACCGGAAAGTGTATCCATACTTTGCCCGAGTGGTTGCTCACTTTGCCAATGGTATAACGGAGGACGAGATCATCGGAGGGAAAAAACAGGGTGACGGCATGAATATCGGCAACCTCGAATATTTGTATACAAGCATAATCAAGATGCTCAACAATTATGGAGAGCCAGAGTACACAAATGTTATTTTGGTAGATGGTGAGCTTTGGTATTTGCCGCTCCGGTACATGGAAAAAAGCACGTTAATTGAGTACGCGGAGGCATCACAATTCGAGGCGAACATGAAGGAAGTCGAAAACGGTAACTGGAAAGCGCTCGCCAAAATTATGTGTGTTTTGGTGCGTAAAGAGGGTGAGCAGTACAGCGATAAACTACTGAAACGCGAGGAAATGTTTCTGGATTGGACGCTCGATAATTGTCTGAAAGTCGCTTTTTTTTTGCTGAAACGAAACGAAACATTGCTACAAAATTTTCAAGTCTATATGGCAGCTCAGGATTTGATGAACGCAAAGCGGGAATCGATAAACTAAATGAAAGTTTCGGATGGTACCTAACACTCAAAGCCATTGCAGAAAGCGGAATATTTAACCAGCCGACACTCACTCCGCTACAATCAGCAGAGCAGGCGAATTTATATGAGGCTTTTACATATCTCGCAGCATGCAAGGCGGAGGCGGACTATCAGAAAAGATTATCAGAGGTACACAGTAAAAAATCGTAAAAATGAGAGTTAATCCGCGAGTATTTTTAAACTCAATTGTCTTAATAAGTTGTATCTTTGGCACGTTGGCTTTTATAATCGGAATTTTGATAGGTGACGATATTGTTAGGTCGATTTGCGCAATTTTACTCTTTATGCTCGGCTGGACGGGCGCTAAATTTCACAATTCATTATGAATTTAGTACAAATATCTAATCTTTTTAATCAAGTTTGTCTGGGCATAAATGCTCAAACAGCTGGGCGGATAGGCTTTTATCATTACGGTTGGTATTCTGATATAAATGCGAATGTAAGCAACAACTGGACTGGGGATAATTCGCTCGGCAGACTTTACCCGGCTGTTCAATTGATGTACCCGACAGCGACTATTGAGGTAAAGGAAAAGTCGGTCAAGGGGTCGCTCCGCTGTCGTATGGTTGTGAGCCGTCCGCAGTACTACGAGAATGACGGCAGCTATATAAACCAAAGCATAATTGAGGCACAGGCAGAGCTCGAAGCGCTGGCAATTAACATAATTTCGGAGTTTAACAGGCTCGGGAGGATTCCTACAAACGGAATGGCAACAGGCATTCAAAACCCGATTACAATCGATTACCTTTCGGACGCTCACAATGAAAACCTTGTTTTGGTCGATGTGGCTTTTAATCTTTGGTACGTTTGGGAGTGCCCGACAGACACGGTTGATATTAGCGGACTTCCTGCTCCTTTTGATACGCTTCCGCCTGCAACAACTGATTTGGAAAAAGAAATATGACAGATACTCAGGACATATACCAAAGGCTCGGGGAGCAGGTCGGGGAGGTCGTTAAAAAAGCGGTCAAACAGGCTTTTGTTATGCAGGGGCGGACACTTACAGGCGCTTTGGTAAATTCAATCGATTACAGCGTAAATGCAACAGTTACGAGCGCCTTTATTGAGTTTACTTTGCTTGATTATGGCATGATATTAAATTACGGAGTGCCTGCAAACAGGATTCCATTCAGTCCGGGCAGCGGTGCGAAAAGCTCTAAATATATCGACGGCTTAAAAATGTATGCAAAGCTCCGATTTAATGCCAATGACAAGGAAGCAGAGCGGATCGCTTTTGCCATTGCTCACAAGCACAAAAAGTTCGGGATGCCATTGGATAAAAAGACTGGCGCAGTTGAGAAAGGTCTGGACGATAGCAAAGATGAAGTCGAGGCGCTAATTTCGGAGGCATTGACAAAGGTTATAAATGTGATGTTTTTAAGTAGCTTTGCAGAGGTAAAAAAGAAAAATTCAGATTCGTTAAAAATAAAATACATTGAGGAATGACACTTGAACAGGCAACACAATTAAAAACAGATCTAAATGCTCAACTAAGTGAGGCGGGCAACACGACCCTAACTTACAGCGTTTATGCTGTTTGGAATCAACAAGCGGAAAAAAGTTACAATGTTATTCTTTACCCTCTGGAGCACAAAACAAAATATGAGGCGGCAAACACCAGCGGACAGTTTGCAGTTGTGAGGGTTTCAATTAAGACACAATTAAAAGGGGCTCAAACTTCGGAGGCTTTTATCAATACCTTTAACGAAGCAGTCACGAAGGATGACGAAGCAAATAACGTTTTAAATAAATAGCCATGCCATTAGTTACAGCTCCACTTTTCTCGCTCAACTCGCAATACAGGCCGAATGTCTTTGTTTTTTCGATGGCAAGTGCTAATCCTTTAGTTATGGCGGAGGCGGTCATTGCAGTAGACTTAACGACAACGACATTGATACAGAAAAGCACTTCCTATGTTTTAGGAGGGGTTTATTATTTTGTCTTTGATGTATCGAAAATCTTGCAAACAAAGTCAGCTCCAAAAAGTCAGGCAAAAACGACGGTCTTTTTAGATACCTTAAACGCCACTTATGAGGTATTAAGCAGCGATATACATACACAGGTCGGTCTGATTGTGACTTATTATTACAATGACCCGACAACGGGTTTATTGACGCAGTTTGTAACGACAGACACTATCATGAACGGTTATCCTGCAATCGCTGGAACAAGACAAACGAGAAACTGGGCGGACATGAGCATGAACAGCTATATTATTGACTATCCTCCAGTCGGTGGGGTTTATGATAGGTATTTTTTGACTAACTTACCGAGTGTTTATCCAACGGCTTCGAGTAAAACAACAAATCCGATTCCGATTTGCAGCGGTGAAAACTTAACAATGTCATACGTTCCGAGCAGCACGACAAACGCTTTAAGGGTCATTTTGTATGATGCCAATCAGAATGTGGTCGGTGCCGCTGGCTTCATTCAAATAACGCCAAATTCGACATACACACCTCGAACAATCGGAGCAGGGATTCAGCAGCTTTTGGCCACTACAATGACTCCAAGCAACCCTTTAACTGCAATACAAACAGGTTATTATTATTCGATTCAGGCTGGCAATTTGACACTCCCTTCGACTTTTGTCTTGCAGGGCGTTAAGTACATGTTTAAAGTTGTTGATTGCTGCAATGAGAAATCGATTCGCTTACATTGGTTTAACAGACTGGGTGGCGCCGATGCTTACACTTTCAACAGCAAAAAGAAAGTTGAGGAAAAGACAAAAAGCGAGACAGCGCAAAAACCTTTGACATGGAATTTAACCAATCCGCCTGCGACGAGTTATGATAAAGGAAACTTTAAAATATTTCAGGAAACGACAAAAGAGTACGAAATCGAAAGCTCTTTTTATGATGAGCAAAAAGGCGCTTGGTTGTCTGAATTGTTAAGTAGTCCAGAGGTATACATGGAAACGAGCAACGGTCTGATTGCAGTTGTTATTGAGGATAGCAGCATTACAATAAGCGAAAATGACGAGCTTATAAATGTCGCTATCAAATTTAGTGAGGCTAATTATATAAGCGTACAAAGCAACTAAGATGGCAGATATAAAGGTCATAATTGACGGGCAGGTTGCGGATTTACCTCCGCAGGGTTTAAATTTACCTTTGACTTATTCGCTGAAGGATAGGAACGGGCTCACGATAAACACAGGCAGCCGCTCGGAGTACGCTTTTGAATTGCCAGCGACAAAGAATAATGACAGCATTTTCAACCAATTTTATGACCCTGCAGTTTACACGATAAATGAGCAGGTTTTTTTAGATGCCAGTATTGAGGTTGACGGTATTCCCTTTTTTATTGGTCGCTGTCAGCTACAATCTGCGAGCTTACGACAAGATCAATATTTCTGGCAGGGTAGGAGTTACAAAGTCGCTTTTTATGGCAATAACGCAGACTGGAGCACTCGGATTGGCGATTTACTGATTAAGGATTTACCCTTTACGGCTCACACTTATTCGTATAATGATAATGTTGTAGCTTGGGATTATGCTTACCCGACACAGGATTATAAATATTTACCTTTTAAGCTAAAAGATTACACGACATTTGGGCAGCTCGACGCTTTAGAAGATAGTCATCCTGCGATCTTTGTGGTCGATGTTTTGAATAAGGCTTTTAATTCTATTGGCTACACGTTTAATTCGTCGTTTTTTAGCTCTGCTTTTGCGGAGCGGTTAATTATGCCAGTGCCTTTGTTAAGTAGAAGAGTAAGCGGAAATTATTCGGATGACTATATTAATGTATCTCTGAGTGAGCCACCAACGACAAATGAATATTATACTATGGGTCCGCCATATTTAATAACTCCTTTTTTATTTACAAATTTTGTTAATCCTTTAATTGGAACTCCTTATAATCCTGCGACAGGTTTTTATACAGTACCCGTAACTGGTTATTATTATGTAAGATTAACTGTAAATGTTGTATCAACTGGCACTCATAGAAGTTGGTTTAATGCATGTTATAATAATGACCCTTCCAATGCCGTTCCAAATAGCACGATATTTTTTGGAGGTATATTTGCTCCATACACAGGCAATGCCTCTGCGAGTATAGAATCTGATGTTGTATATTTAGCAGCTGGCACAACAATTTCTTTAGGAATTGCCAATGTTGAAGTTCCAATCGGTCAAAATGTGACTACATGGGATTTTAGCATGGAGATAATTGGGGAAGCGGAAATATTAGACGGCTTTAATCTTGATTTAAAATATCTCATCGACCCGTCGCTCAAAGTTATTGACATGATTCGGGGACTGGCTCACGCTTTCAATTTAGTATTCGAAACCAACGAGGGAAGCAGGACGGTACGAGTCGAACCTGCGGACGATTTTTTGCTCGAAAGCAGGCCAGCTTCAAGTCAGCTCGAAGATGGATTTTACACAGCTCAAAAAGGTCTTGATTATACTCCATTTGTTGATTTAAGCAAGGGCGGGGAACTAAGAACAGACACGAAGCAATTAAGCGAGTTGAGGCTTAAATGGAAGGATGACAGCAATGATCCGACAGTCGAGGCGCTGAATCTGAATGCTAATTTAGGAATATTGGAAGCGAGGTTTAACTTTCCATTAAACAGGTTTAAAAAGGGCGAAACGGTATTAGAAAATCCTTTTTTTGCTCCGACATTAGTAGTCGCTGACAATGAAATAATTGAGGCAACAAGCACAAAAACTCCAATGATTCCGATTGCGTGGTCTGTAAACTATTTGGAGACAAGTTTAAGCTCGGAAGCTCCGACGCAATTATTGCCTCGTTTGTTAGTTTCAGATCCGTTTATTACAGGCGAAGAAAATGGAATAATGAATGTTTATAATGGAGCTATGGTTGTAGGGTATAAATGTCCGCTCAATTATATGATTGATTATAACGACACGTCGGGGTTTCAAACGTCTTTGAGCTTTGGTGATGTTTTGGTTAATACTTTTAATGTCTCAGGGCTTTTAAAAAGGTTTTATTTGTCCGAAATGGTGAGGCTCAAAGGCGGAAAATATTTGGAAGTTTTTATTTTGTGGGATATAATGATGTTAAATAATTTGACATTTAGAGACAAAATTTTCATCAATAACAATACATATATCCTGCAAGAGATAAACTCCTTTAACGTGGCTAAAAGACAAAGCACAAAGACATATTTTGTTTTAGATTATAAGGAAATCGGAGCGGAAGCAGGTATCGAAAGCACAATTTTACAGGCAAAAATAAATACAGTATAAGATGTCAAATACAATAGTCGGTTTTACTATCAATATTGACGGAATTCAGTCAATAAACCAACTAAATGCAGAGATAAAAGCCACTCAACAGGCAATGAATGCGCTCGACCTTAGTACGGAGGAGGGCAATAAAGCTTTTCAAGAGTTGAGCCAGACACTCGGCAAGATGACAGCTCAACAAAAGGCTATAAAAAAGGCGCAGGATGACGTCAATAAGTCATTTTTGCCGGAAAAAGCGGTCGGAGCTTACGATGCACTCAGCGCAAAGCTCAACAAACTGCGCAAAGAGTTTAAAAACGCGGCTCTTGACGGGTCAAAAAGTGCAGAGGAACTCGATAAATTACAGAAAGAAATCCAACAGCTCGATAAAACGCTTAAAAATGTAGACGGGCAGGTCGGACAATTTCAGCGGAATGTCGGTAATTATCCGAAGACATTTTCAAGGATTCAGCGGTCTTTAATGGCAACAATACCGGGTTTTGAAGCTTTTAGTATGCAGCTCCGAGACGGTCAGGGCAATATATCAAATTTTGGCAAGGCTTTAATCGGTGGTTTTGCAGTTTTTCAAGCTGGAAATTTGATAGGTAAAATTGTCGGTCAACTTGACGAATTTAATAAAAAAATTACTGAGACCAGAAATACTGTAATGAGCTTTTCTGGTGCCTTTGGTGCGAACCTTGACGAGCTCACGGCTCAAACTTCTGCACTGGCTGACACATTCGGAACGGATGCCAAAACAATAAGCGAGGCGGCAAAGTCTTTGGCTAACAAAATGGGCATTAGTTTTGAGGAAGCACTCGGAAAATTGGAAGGGGCGCTCGTTGAAGGGAGAGGCGATGCAAACGATTATTTAAATAAAATTAAAGAGTTACCAGGTGCATTTACGGAGGCAAGCAAAGAATTAAGCGAGGTAGCGATTGAAAATAAAAGGGTTTTAGATTCGAACAAAGAGCTTGCAAAAAGCCAGATAAATGTATCAAAGCAAACGAAAGAGATTGTTAATACATTTAAAGAGTTCAAAAATGCAGCAACAGCAAATTTATTAAATGTAGTCGTTGCCGTTTATGAAGCTTTGAAGCCTATCGGAATGGCTTTTTTCAATTTAGGTAAAACAATATTTAATTTTATTGGATCCTTAATAGCTGTATTCTCACCCGGAAATCAAACAGTTAATTTGTTAAGTGTTTTAGGCTCAACAATTCAATTATTGCTTTCTCCAATTACTTTTTTAATAAATTTAGTAAATGGAATAATATCAGTATTGACATACTTAGCGCCAATTATAAGCACGGCAGCGGTGGCGATTGGTATTTTTGTGGTGAGCATGAATGCAGCACGTATCGCTTCGGCTTTGGCTGCGGTTGCAATGGGGATTTATAACGCAGCGGTTGCAGCTTATACCATTGTTGTAAATGCAGCAAAGGCGGCTCAGCAAGCTTTTAATGCAGCGGTCAAAGCAAATCCTGCGGGTTTAATTATAACTGGTTTAATTGCTGCAGGCGGAGCGGTGGCGGCTTATACCATGACAACAGAGGACGCAACTGATGCTGTTGATGATAATACCGAAGCCATGAAAAAACAAAAGGCTCAGCTTGACGAGCAAATGGAAGCGGAAAAGAAAGCGGCTGAGGAAAAAATGAAGCTTGATAAACAAAAGCAAGACGAGGAGAATAAAAAGGCGGAGGATGAAAGGAAACGTCAACAGGCAGCGGAGGAAGCAGCAAGAAAATACACAGCTGCGGTTGAAAAATTAACACAGGATCGAGAAAAGTTTTTGGAATCAGAAGTTGAAGCTCAAAAAAATTCACTTGCTTTATTGGCAGATCTTAGAGCTCGATATATTGACGAGCAAATCAAAAGTATTAAAGACGATCAGGAACGTCAAATTAAAGAAATTCAAATCGGGGCGGAGCGACAAGTTGCTGCTCTGAATGATCAGTTAATTAAATTTCAAGAGGAGGCCAATATAAGGGCAAAAGAAGGTGAGAAACAATTGCAGGAAGCAATTAGGTTAAATCTTTCGGAAGTCGCTAAAATAAGAGAGGAAAATGTAAAGGCAGCCGAAAAGAATGCAGAGGACGAAAAAAGGCTGACTGAGGAAATCGCCAGATTAAAAACTGAAATTGAGAAAAATGCTCAAATCTCAATTGACAATATAAAAGCGGAGGCTCGAAACGAGGAACTCGAAAAAGCAAAAGAGCAGGCGGAAAAATTAAGGGAATTGCGAGACCAATTTTTGAGCTCAGAAATTGACTACATTGAGCAACAAGGCGAATTTAGACAGCTTAAAAATAAAGAGACACTCAACAAACTTTTAGCACAGGAAACGGACGCAAAGAAGCGAGAGGAACTTATAAGGCTGGCAGCGGAGCAGGAGACAATCGATAAGATCGCTAATATTCGCAATCAGATTCAGGCTTTCAATGATGCCGAAGCTCAGTTGTTAGACGAAAATGGTCAGTTAAAGGTTGGAATTGTGCAAGAGGAATACGACGCTATTTTAATGGAACGCCAAAAACTTTTTACAGAGCTTTCAGAAATTGAAAAGCAGCAAACGGAGGATGTCGCCAAAAATGCAGAGGAGCAGAGAAAGAAAAAGCAAGAGCAATTTGAGGAAATTGCAGGATACTTTTTAGAAGGTCTCGGACTTTTGCAAGGTGCTTTTGATGTGGCTAATGAACGTCAACAGGCTGCCTTTGATGCCGACATTGAGCGCAGTCAGTTAAGACAAGAAAATTTACAGGCGGAGCTGGAAAATGCGACTGGTTTAAGAGCTCGTTATTTGCAACAACAGCTCGACGGTGAAATTGCAAATCAACAAAAACTGGAAAAGCAAAAAGAAGATCTGGAAAGAAAAGGAGCGAAGCAGAGAAAAGCGATAGCAATAATTGAATCGCTTATAAATACAGCTTTAGCAGTAACCAAAGTAATACCAAATATCCCTGCAATGATTGCCGCAGGTATAGCGGGAGCAGCTCAGACGGCTTTTATCGCAGCGCAACCACTCGCGAAAGGTGGGGTCGTTGGTAAGGGTGATGAGATAGTGCAATTTGCTGACGGTGGTCGTGTAACCAGTCGAGGCAATATAAAACCATTAAGCAACGGAGATAATGTCTTAGCGACCCTAAAAACAGGTGAGGTCGTACTTAATCAGGATCAACAACGCAGGATTGGTTACTCAACTTTAAAGGCTGCACGGATTCCTAACTTCGCAATGGGTGGCGTGGTTGGTGCTCCGTCTGCTTTCCTGCAAGATAGCCTCAACAGGGTAAGCGAGGAACAAAACAGATTCAAGACAATGGAAAATTTGGTTTTGGAAACTCAAAACAGGATTGACAGAATACAGGTCGTTTACACAGCCAGTACTGAGGATGAAGTTGATAAGGCACGAAACGAGAGAAAAGAAATCAGAGCAACGGCACAATTTTAATAATATGTATATAAGAGAAATTCCAGCGGAGCACATGCCAGAGGTGCGAGAAATTATGGAGCGAAACAGGGCAGCCATGCTTATACCTTTTTCAGATCTCGAAAGGCTTTTTTATTTTTACTATCGATTTATTAAGGTGCTCCAGAGGGGAGAAAATGTCGATAAGCGAATAAAGAAAGATTTAAGCTGTCCAGCCTGCAAGGGCAAAGTAATAATGTATTTTCGAAATTTAGATCTATGATTCAAAACCTAACAAGGGACAAGCAAAAAAATTCGAGGCGTTTATTCTGCTATTTATTAGCTCAGGAACTGCAGGAAAAGCTCGGGGAGATTCCGAACTTGCAGGCGATCATTTTTTACCTGCTCAAATATAATATTGTAAGGCAGTCTGTCATAAATAGGTATGTGGTTGTAAAGATTTACCCAGAATTTTTGGAGCGATACAAAAAAAAGGCGCAGGCAGTCACGGAATTAACAAAGATTTTGCCCGTTGAGGAGACGGCGATTTACAATATTTTGAGCAATCATTCGACCTATTTTTTGCCTAACAAGTTTAATTTTTAGGAAAAAATAAAAAAAATTAGCTTTGGACGAAAAATATTTTTGAAAAAGCTTTTTTATTTCATTTTGTTGTAATATCTTTGTTACAACAAATAAGGAAACGGAATTATTAACACACAAAATTTTAAGATTATGACAACTTCAATGCTCAAAACAGAAACCTACAACAACGGCATTTCAAATGCAACAACTTATTCATTTAACGTACTTACAACTGAAACTAAAGTGCCAATGGGCGAATATCAAATCATTGTTGACGAGTGCGATGGCGAAGTAGCAGTAAATTATATCATTGACGATTATATTTCAAAAACTAAATTTTTTACCGATAGCCTTGATGCTCACTACTATGCTATGTGCTTAGTAAGAAAATTCAAAGCAAAATATAACTAACCAAGCCTACGGGGCGCAGCATCCGATCAACTGCAATTTTTAAAATTTAAAAACCTTATTATTATGTTTGCATTCGCAGAACTCACAGACACTAAACAAACGCCTTACAAGACGATTTTAACCTTTGTCAAGGTTGTTAAGCTGACACACGAAAAGAGCCTTAACAAAAGAGCCGTAATTGAGTACACTTACAACGGTGAAAACCTGCGGCACTACATACCGAGAGACAGACTGATTGCTCCAGAGGTTGTGCATAGCGAAATATTATTTTACAATTATCACTCAGGCTGGCAATATTGCATTGAGGGCAGAGCTGACTTTTTTAAGCATCCTGCGGAGGATTATGTAAGTATGTCAACAAAGCACGTAATTACAGAGCTAAAAGTCAACGGACACAGGATGAAAGATGTCGCGGAGGCTGCAGAATATATGAACGCGGACAGATACGAACTCGAAAGGCAAATATTAGCAAGGTTTGTCGATTATGCTGACGAGCTTCCTTTTTAATCACTTTTTAAACCTTATTTTATGAAAACACTTATTTTGATTTTCGCGCTGGCATTTAGCGCAATGGCTCAACAAGTTGACACTTTGTATTGCATCCAGATTATGAGCACTCAAACTCCGCAATATATCAGAGCGGAACACTTAGCGATGTGTACTCTGGATAGTGCACAGGTTGAGGAATCTGGGGGATGGTATCGGATCTTGTTTGTTTATCCGACTTATGAGGAAGCGGAGATCATGCTTACGACTTGGAAAAGAGCTCACAAAGGGGCATTTATTTGCAGGCGTACTCGGAAACAAGTTTCAACATTTTACCCTTTTATTAGCAAGATATGAAAGCAGTAATTTTATTAGCGATTGTCTGCTTATGCTTATTAAATCGCTGCATTGAGATAAAAGAAGAACCGGTGCCAACTTTTAACGGCGCCGATACTTTGAAAATAATGATACACAATGATTCAATAACAAGTATACAACCATATAAAAAATGACAGCAATAGAATGGTTAGTTCAGCAGATATGTGGCGAACATATTGAAGCATGGAAAGAGGAAATCCAACAAGCCTTAGAACTTGAAAAGCAGCAGATAATAAATGCTCATCTAACAGGGTTGGTTTATCCTTTGGAAATGGAAGCAAGTAAACAAGCTGAACAATATTACAATGATACTTTCGGTGATGGTGTATAGCCTTGCCGATAACGGCAAGGCATTAGCGAAGGCGGGGATTTGTAGTACTACCGCTTGTTAATGCGCAAATGATAAATTAAGTACTACCGTTGAGCATATAGCGTTCAGCCCCGCTTTTGCCAATGCAATGTTATAGGGCGTTTTATTTATGGAAAAGAATATAGGATTTAGAATAACGGTTGAATTTGATTGCACCGATATGATTGATGAAAAAACATTTCACGATGAATTTAATTGCGACCCAATGGCTGCATATAAATTTATTTCTGATAACTTCAAAGACAGCCCTTTAAATTTTTCGGAAGATGACAGAATAGTAAAGGTTGAGTTGTTGGATTATCAAAATGCCCTATAACAGCTGTATTTGCGAAAGTTACTTGGTTTCGGTAGAGTTCCAGTGCAACGGCAAACAAAAACTAACCTCGCTGACTGAGAACAGTCATTTTAAAGTCAGGTGGCGGAATTGGTAGACGCTCCAAGCAAATAAGTGGTGTATAGGCTAAACGTTAATCCTATACTTACAAGTTCGAATCTTGTCCTGACTACTAACATTAAATCATGAAATATATAATCTTATTTGTTTTCGCTGCGGTCATTGAGATAGCCTCGACTTTTTATATTACTGCGGTTGCAGAACGTCACATGTTATCAATGATTTTCTGGGCGTTTATCGGTCCGTTTATGGGTCTTCCCTTCCTTGCGTACCAGATCGAAGCAAAGAACAACAAACAACGCGCTCAGCTCGCTTTGTGCTATGGTCTCGGATATGCTTTCGGAGCTTATTTAGTCAATATTTTATTATAGTTTAAACCTTATTTTTATGAAATCAACAATCTTATTATTGACAGCTTATTTTTTCAGCTCGTCAACTTTTCCAGCGCTTAAGAGACAGCCAGCTCCGAGACATATCGAAAGCTATATTCAAAAGTATTTAACAACTGCGCAAAAGGAAGCGGAACTGTTTAATATACCGGTCAGCATAACATTAGCTCAGGGAATAATCGAAAGCAATGCAGGGAGATCTGAACTGGCTCGAAAGCACAATAACCACTTTGGTGTAAAGTATAGAGGGAGGGGCAAATATGCGATATACAGGGATGACACGCCTCGAGACAAATTTCAAGTGTATAAATCTGCCTGGTGGTCATATCGAGATCATTCAAAGCTGCTAACTTCGAATCATTACAGGCATTTGACAAAGCTCAAAAGGACAAATTATAAAGGCTGGGCAAAGGGTTTAAAAAAGTGCGGATATGCAACAGCTCCAAATTATGCTCAAATTCTTATTAGTATAATTGAAAAATATGAGCTTTGGCGGTATGATCTGAAATAAAAGTTTATATTTGTAGTGTGTTAGTAATTCCATGTAGTTTTTAAGTTTGGCTGCTATCTTTAACAGGGTAGCAGTTTTTTTTATTTATCGTTTTTTTGTGAGTAATTTAATTTTTACCTTTGTCCAAAATCGATTTAAATCATGTTTGAATTAAACATTTTTGGCACGATAGGCAGCAAAGAGACCGAGACGAAAGATTCGGTTAAAAAGGCGCTCAACGAAGCAGGCGGTCAAGATATCCTTGTCAATATATCAAGCTCTGGCGGTTCTATTATTGAGGGCATGGCAATAAGCGAGATGATCGCTTTGTATCAAGGAAAAACAACAACTCGAGGTATTGGAATAGTTGCCAGTGCTGCGACCATTATTTTAATGGCAGGCAAGAGAAAGGAAATGACAAAGAACTCCTTTTTCATGATGCATAACAGCTGGGGCGGAGTTGAAGGAAACGCTTTTGAACTCGAAAAGACAATCGAGCTTTTGAGAATGTTTGACGAGCAAATGGCGCAAATTTACACAGCACAACTCGAAAGTAAAGGGAAGTTGATCGGAGGCAATAAAGAAAAAACCCTGCAAGAAGTTAAAAAAATGATGGCAGCCGAAACATGGCTAACAGCTGACGAGGCGCTCGAAATGGGTTTTATTGACAGCATAGTTGAGGAAAAAGAGGAAGACAATTCCATATATAAAGAGACCTACGCTTTAATCAGAGCGGAAAGTAGATTCAAAAACATTCCAAATAAAATTTTAAACAGTATGCAAGTTGAAAAAAAGACTTTTCTTCAGCAACTCGCAGCAATGTTTGGATTTAAGGCAGAAATAACCGAGCAGGAACCGGAAGAGGCTCCAGTCGCTGAGGAAAAAGCCGAAGAGCCAGCCATTGAGGCAAAAGAGGAAGTTAAAAGCGACGAAAGTGCGGAATTAACTGCAAAAATCGAAGCTTTGGACAAACAGCTCGAGGAAAAACAACTCAAACTCGAAGCTTTAGAAGCTGAAATTTTAGCTAAAATGAGCTATAAAAGCGATGTTAAAGCGGAAAAAACTGCCGAAATTGGCTTTACTCAGGACCAGATCCTGCAGGCTTCAAAATTTATTAACTCACTCATCAAAAACTAATATAAAATGTCATTTAATAAAGAAAACTTTTATCAAGAGGGGAACTCTGAGGAGTTCTTTTTCTCTCGTACCAATCCTTTGGCTAATGCTGCCAATGCTGAAATCCTGAAAATTGAGGATTGCGGAGGTTGCTGCGATATTCAGCTTGACATTGATTTGTCAACTGTTGAAGGCGTTACCACAATTGAGTTTAACACTCCGACTGATGACTATAACACAAAATATGTTAAAGTTCAAATCACAGACGGAAAAGGTAATTTTGTTACTGCTGTTGGAACTGGTTTAGTTGACGAGCTTACACTTGACACATCTGGACTTAGCGGTTTTGACTGGACTGTGACTATTGAAATAAGTCTTGGCGAAAGCGATATTCTCGGATGCGATTGCGTTAAAAAATTCAATTTCGCTTACGATGGTGGAATTCTTTCAATTGACACTGAGGCTCTGGCCGCTCCGGTTCTTTCTCTTTCTGCCGTTGGTGGTTCACTTGGAATTACTACTCTTGCTCTCGGTTCTTTCCCTGACGGTGCGGACATTCCTTTTCAAGTTGAACTGCACAATACAGGCTTTACAGTTTTGACTGTTGCAAGTGCAACTCCAGTCGCTGACGTGTTGAGCGCAACGCTTCCACAGTTTGCAGGTGTTATTTATCCGGGTCAAAAATACACTTTGTCTGCGGTTGCTGATGGCAATCTCGGTGCAGGTGCTCAGACTGGCGATATAAATTTCGTTTCTGACGGTGGATCAATTACTTTGACAGTTAACTGGACACTTGTTTAATTTATTAACTCACAAATCAAAATTTTAAATATATGGCAACATTTGAAGCAGGTCAATTCCGTATCGGATTGGTTGGCACTCAGGCTCAGGAAATGCTTTTTAAACCCGTATTTTTTGACGCTGAAATTGAAGAAATTTTCGAGACAATGCTTCTCGTAAACAATAAGCAGCAAATCGGATATGTAGGCGCAATGGAGGATATTATGCAGCTGGCAAACGGTTGCGGTTGGACTCCAAAGGGTAATCTCGGTTTGTTTGAAAGATGTATCGAAGTTGACGAAGTAAAAGTAAATCTGGAGCTTTGCTACGATGAATTTGTTGGTACTGTTTACAAACAAAAGCTTAAAGCAGGCTCAAACAGCTCAAACCTCGAGGGTACAATCTTCATGCAAATTTTGATGACCCGTATGGTGCAGGCTCTCAAAAAGCAAATGTTAAAAGTTGCTTTCTTTGGTAATAAAGCCAGTGTTGACGATGCAGTAAATATTACGGACGGTATGTGGTCTGTTTATATTCCTCAGCTCGTAGCTGGTAACTTGGTTCCTTATATCAACTCCAACTCAGGCACTCCGCTCGGAGCTGGTGACGGTATCGACCTTCTTACAGCTGTATGGGAGAATAGCTCAAACGTACTCGCTGCGGTTCCAGAGGCTCAAAAGGTTCTTTTAGTTTCTGCCAATGTTTACAGACAATACCTGCAGGATCTTCAAAACAACGGGGTAAGCTCTGCGGCTCATTTGACGCTCTTAACTAATGGCGCTCAAAGATTGACATTTAACGGCATAGAAGTTCGTCCAATGTACGACTGGCAGCAATACGCGGCTCAATACCTTAATGTGACAGATGCTAACTTTGTTCTTTATACTGAGCGCACTAACTTTGTTTTAGGTACTGATATCGCAAATCCGATTAACCAGTCGATCGCTTGGCACGACGAAGAGGATGAGAAATTGAAAGTAAAATCTAAATTCTATTTAGGTTTCAACTACAAACATTCAGACCTTATCACAGTTGCATACTAATTTTTTAACCTAATAAAAATAAAAATATGAGCTGTTTAACATCAGGCTTGACTATAAATTGTGCAAATTCCTGCGCAGGTGGTGTCGCTAAATTCTGGGTTGCTTCAAAAGAGGATGTAACTGCGCTTAACATCACAGCTGGCGAAATCGACACTATTACAATGGCAGCCTTAACAAAGTTTTACGAGTTTGAGCCTTATCAAGAGACTGCAAACTTTACAGAGACTGGCGAGCGTGCAAATTGTAATACAGTAATCACTCAGACTTTAGTTGCGGTTTTTCCTTGCCATGCTTTGGACACTCGCGCTGCTATTCAAGAGCTGCAAGATTGTTGCTGCGGTTTTGTTGTTATTCATGAAGAGAATAACGGCACTCGTTGGCTTTGGGGAGCTCCGAATGACTTAACAACTTTGGGGATTTCATACGCTGCTCAGCTGACAAACTTTGAGACAGTGACAGGAACGGCAATCAATGACCAGAACCAATCGACAATCACTTTGACGTCGCGCGGTACTGTTCAAGCCATACCGGTAGCTTCGTCTGTTACTATTCCAGTATAGTTTTGGATTTTGGGGGAATTCATACGGAGGGGGAGGGTGTTTATCCTCTCCCTTTTTTAAATTAAAAATCTGTTATTATGTTTAAAGTTAAAGAAAAATTCATTGATTGTACGGTCTATAATACGAATTTTACCGTACATTTGTCAAAAGCTACGCAGGAACAACTCGAACATCTTTATCATATAGGTTTTAAAGGGGTTGAGTTTATAGGCAAAAAGCCAAAAAATAAGCCAGTAGACAACTTTAAAACAGAAACGACAGATAATATCAATGAGTAGAAGAAAAGTCGCTGTATCGGGCGAAATTAAGCCAAAAAATGACGTTTATGCGTGGGGCTCTCTCAATAATGGAGTGCATCCGTTCAAAGTTGACGATATTTTTCGGGAGCCGAGTAAAGAACTTTTAGACCGTACGGTTTGGACGTACGTTCCTTTTTCGACTTACGACCTTTGCAGGCTTGACAGATTGCAGGCAATATGTAATAATTCACCAACTACGGCTGGCATAATTCAGCAAAAAGTCAATTATTTTGGTGGCGATGGCTTTTATACGGTACCTGCGGCAACTATGTCGATGCTGGCCAGTTTAAAGACTGCGAGATCGGAGGCGGCTGAGATTACAGAGGATCAAATCCAAAGTCTTAATGAATGGCTCACGGCTTTAACTCCAGAGGGAGAAAATGTCGAGGAACTGACAGCTAAAATTGCTAAGGATTTTGCAAGCTTTGGCAATGCTTTTATCGAGGTGCAGCGTATCAAAGTAGGACAGACTAAAAAATACTACCTTAGATGCCTGCCGATCAACTGGTGCAGACCTCGAAAAGCAGCGAAGGACAGTATTTATCCGACGCATATAGGGGTCTCAGATGAATTTGAGGAGGCTTGGGAGGTAACTCCGCAAAAGGTCACAGATTTACCAATTTTCCCGACATTTGAAAAGATTGGAGGCGTTGAAAAGTCAATCGTCCACTTAAAAAATTATGAGCCAACTTTGGTTTATTGGGGCATTCCTGACTGGGTGAGCGCTAAAATCTGGGCGGAGCTCGAGTATAGGATCCCGAAATTCAATCAAAGTAAGTTTGAAAACGGCTTCACGCCTTCAGCAATTATCAGTTTGTTTGGCTCAGCTAATCAAGAGGAAGCTCAGCAGGTGGTAAGGGCAATGAAGGAATGTTTTACCGGTACAGGGAACAACTCAAAAATGTTTATTCAAGCCTTAAGAGATCCGACTTATAAATCAGATGTACAGGTTTTGAATAGCAGCAACGAGGGCGAATTTCTGAACCTGCAAAATATGGCTCAGACAAATATCATTGCGGCTCACAGGTGGTCGGTATCGCTCACAGGGTTAAGGACGGCTGGCAGCTTGGGAACTAACCAACAAATAAGATCCGAGTTCGACATTGTTTATAATACGGTTATTCGTCCGATGCAAAGGCTATACTTAACAAAGTTCCTCAATCCGATTATTCAGGACGCTGCTTTGTGGCTCGGTTATAATTGGTCAAATATAGCGCTCGATATTGCAAAGCCGATGCCGGTATCTTTTGCAGGCGATATTCCAGTCGAAAAGATTTTAACGGTTGACGAAATGAGAGCGGAGCTCGGATTTCAACAAATTGAACAGGAACAAATAAATACGGAAAATGCAGACACTAATCAAGCCGGGTGAGGTCGTTAATACAGGCATTTACAGACCTGCTCCAGTTACGGCTCGTTTCGATGTTAATCAAATAAGCCCACATGTTAAGGATGCTGAGGAAAGGTTCTTGCAGCCATTGCTCGGGGTTGCCTTATATCAGGACATGATCGCTCAACAAAATACAGCGGAAAGCAATTACAATCCTGCGGTCGGTGCAATAGTACAAAAGTTTATCGCTCCAGCGCCTGCAATATATGAGACATTCTGGGTAAAATACTTAATGAGATACACAGCTTATGCCGTTTATTACGAAGTTTTGCCATATTTGACTATTCAAGTGAGCTCTAAAGGCATTTATCAAAATGACAGCGAATTTGCGCAAAATGCAGGGGTTCAGGGCGTGCGCTTCCTTCAAGACAATATGATGCAAAGGATTGACAATTTAAAGCCTTTAATCGAAAACTTCCTTTGTGAAAACAAGACAGATTTACCCTTGTTTGACGCTAAAAATTGCCCGTGTGAGGATGATTGCGGAGGCTGCCATACTATTTGTAACTGCGGTTATTGGAATATGACAGGCAAGCATTGCCATGCCTGCGAGACGAAAAAAAATACTTCAACTAATATAATATTTTACTCATGAACATAGTAAAACAATCGACAGGTAATGTCGTTTTAACTGATGCCGCTGGCAATATTCAAAAAGTTTTTATCAATGTTAATGCTTTGGAGGTTAAAAACTCCGACGAGATTATTGTAAAATTTGGCTTTAATCAATGGCACTCAATTTTTGCCAGTCAGATTGACAACACACAGGTTGAGCCTGCCGCTGCGGTTCCTTTTTCAGGGAACGCTTTCGACTTGGTTGCTTTGCTTTCAGTATCTTTTTTTTTTGAATTAAGTGGGGGCGGAGCTGCGAACCTTTCAACTGTTCTCGGAATTGGCAATGCATCTGGAGCTAACGATATAAGATTCGATTCTGGACAGGGGCTTTTATTTGACAATTCATCACGGTTAAAAGAGGGAACGACAGACGGTGGTCTTGGAGGCAATAAAGGCATAGCTCAATTATGCTCCATTGGTTACGAGTTAAAGTGGGAAGCTGGCCGATTGTATGTAATGGAGCAGGACGGTTTTACGATTCGCTCCGTAATGTTTCAATTTAACAGCTTTCCGGGCGTCAACGATGATGACACAAAAGGATATGTCGTAAGCAGTCGCTGGGTTTTAGATAATGGCTCGGTTTATTATTGTAATGATGCCACAACAGGCGCTGCAAACTGGAGCTTATTATCAAGTCCAGTTCCTAATTTATCACAGGTTTTAATTTCTGGAAAGTCTGCGGGCAATTCTATAATAGATTTAAAATATTTGGATTTTGACGTAACAACAGGACACACAGCGGTTGAAGGTGAGCTCACTTGGAATTCAAGTTTAGGAACGCTCGATTTAGGCTTAAAAGGTGGCAATACGACGTTAAATGTCGGGCAGCAACTTATTACAAGGGTAGTAAATAAAACAACTCCTTTGGTGCCACTTACGAAGGCAGGCTATCAAGTTGTGATCGTAGCAGGGGCAACAGGTCAAAGACTTTCGGTTAAGCTCGCAAAAGCTGACAGCGATGTAAACTCAGCAGGAACGCTCGGTATTGTTTGCGAAAATATCGCAGTAAATCAAGAGGGTTTTATCGTTTCAGTTGGTCAGCTAACAAATATCAATACAACTGGAAGCTTGCAGGGCGAAACTTGGAACGATGGCGATGCATTGTATTTAAGCCCCACAACTTTCGGAGCTATTACAAACGTAAAACCTTCAGCTCCGTTTCACGAAGTTAGGCTTGGATATGTCGAATATTCTCACGCTGTAAATGGCAAAATTTACGTTAAAATTTACAATGGATATGAGCTTGACGAGTTGCACAATGTAGCGATAAATTCGCTCACGTTGGCAAATAAAGATATTTTGCAGTACAATTCCTCTTCATTAGTTTGGGAAAACAAAAAACAGCCAATCGAGATACAAGCAGCCGCGAGTGACGAAACAACAGCACTAACAACAGGAACTAATAAAGTAACTTTTAGGCTGCCAGTTGCATTCACTTTAACGGCTGTTCGTGCTTCACTTACAACTGCACAGGCTTCGGGGTCAATTTTTACCGTTGACATAAATCAAAGCGGTTCATCTGTTTTAGGCACTAAGCTGACAATTGACAATACAGAAAAAACAAGCGTAACGGCTGCAACACCTGCAACTATTACAACAAGTGCGCTTACAGATGATGCAGAAATAACTGTTGACATTGACCAAATCGGGAACGGTACTGCAACAGGTTTGAAAATCACTTTAATCGGCACAAGATAATGATTATAAATCCATATAGTTTCGGGGTAAGTTACGACCCGGACGCACAGGCATTTTTCACAGCAAGTGGATTAACAGGTGCGACAAATTTAACAGCCATAAATCAGCTTGTAGTTGACTTGAAAGGCTTCGGCATTTGGACAAAGATGAAAGCCATTTACCCAATGATAGGTGGTACGGCTGCTTTGCATAAGTGGAATTTGAAAGACCCACAAGATACAAATGCAGCATTTAGGTTGGTGTTTAGTGGTGGTTGGACACATAGCAGTACAGGGGCAACGCCAAACGGTACAAATGCGTATGCTAATACATACTTAGACACAGCAAATAATCTTTCCTTAAATAGCGGAAGTTTGTCCTATTATAGTAGAACAAGCAATACAACA